TACTGGGGTTGGGTTACTTCTCAATATTGATGTAGGAGCTGCTTCTACTGTTGGTATAGGTTCTACACAATTTAGTATTAATAAGTGGGAAATTGCAAGAAATGGATATTCATTCCAACGTGGTGATATCTTTAAACCTGTGGGATTGGTTACTGATGCTAATTTATCAAGTCCAATAGAAGAATGTCAATTTGAAGTATTGGATATTTATTCTGATCCATTCTCTGCATGGCAGTTTGGTCAATTTGATTATATTGATAGTATTAAGGGTTTACAGAATGGAAATAGAAGAAGATTTGATTTAAAATATGATGGCGATCTTTTAAGTTTCGAGATACCCGATAATCCTGACTTCCCTTCTGTTAATCTTGCAAATGCTTTATTGATAATGATAAATGGAGTATTACAAGAACCAAAAGTTGCATATGATTTTGTTGGAGGATCCTCTTTTGTATTCTCAGAAGCTCCTAAACCAGAAGATGATGTTGCAATATTCTTCTATCGTGGAAGTCCTGGATCCGATTCTTCATTGATAACAAATGTAAGGCCTTCTATTAAGAAAGGTGATACAGTTCAATTGATGAAAATTCTTGAACAAAATCCACAAGGTGAAGCATTAAATCAAGATCCTAGACAAATTACAAATCTATCAGCATCTGATAAAATAGAAACTAATCTTTATGCTGGTGTAGGAATTGGGTTATCTCCAAAATCATTGAGTTGGACAAAACAGAAAGTTGATAAAGTAATTGATGGGGAATTTATTTCCAAGTCTAGAGGTTCTTTAGAATCATTGATATTCCCAACTTCAAAAGTTATAGGTGATATTGGATTAACTACTAATACAATATATCTAGATTCTACGGAATTATTTGATGAAGATGTGGATCCTGCAGTAAACCCTGTTGGTGGATTTATCGTAGATAACACCAGTCCCGTTGCTGCTGCATTGACTGCCACAGTATCTGCTGCTGGAACTATTTCAGGACTCACTATTGTTAGTGGTGGATCTGGTTATGTTGGAGCAACAACTTCAATTTCTATTGCTGCACCACCAGTTGGTGTATCTACCGATGGATTTATTAAACCAGATGGTACTGTTGGTATAGGTTCTACCGCAACAGCAACTGCTACTATAACTAATGGAGTCCTTACAGGAACCCCAACAATTACAATGCCAGGTTTAGGTTATACACTAACTTCAGCTCCACAGGTTATATCAGCATTGCCAACATTTAAAACTGAATTAGTTAGTAATATTGGTGTTGCTACTGGATTTAGTGGAATTGTTACTGGTATTGGTACTGCGGTTGGTGTTGGAACTGATTTAGCAATTGTATTCCATACTCGTGGAACTCATACTGGATTGAGTGCTGGTTCTCCAATTTCTATCAATAATACTATTGTTGGAACAGGATTAAGTTCAATTTATCAATCTGGTAAAGGTGTAGTTGGAATTGGTACAACATTTGCTGATAACATCTATAGAATTGCACAAATTACTACTAGTACCAATTTGGGTATTATTACATGTAATATTGCACATAATACCAATGTTGTTGGACTTGCTGCTACTGGATCTGAATCAAGTCCAATTGGTAATTTCTCTTGGGGTAAATTAACTGGAACATTTAGTAGATCAAATCCAATATCAATTGGTGTTAGTGGTCTTACTGTAAATTCTGGATTAACTACATTCCCCACCATCTCAAGAAGAGATGAGGGAATTAGAGGTACTGGGGCAATTATTGCCGAGTAAATTCTCATTTATATTAACTATTATAAATATCTAAAAAACTATTAATATGTCTGCTCAAGTAACAGATCAATTTAGAATAGCAAATGCTGGTAATTTTGTAGACTCTGTACTAGATACTAATAATGCTTATTATGTCTTTCTAGGACTATCTAATCCTACAATTCCAAATCCAGGATTTGGTAGAACTTCTGATTGGGTCTCAAATAAACCATTAAATCCTGTAGACAATCTTCAATATGAAGGTTTTTATAAGAGTGCTGCTCTTTTTGGGAAAAAGGTCAATAGTACAAATATTAGAAGAGTTATTAGAAAAGTTCAATGGACTACTAATACTCCTTACGATATGTATCGTCAAGATTATAGTATTGATGCAAAATCTCCCAATTCACAATCAGCAAGGCTTTATGATACAAATTATTATGTAGTTAATAGTGATTTTAACGTTTATATTTGTATCGATAATGGTTCTTCTGGTGCATGGCAAAATAAAACACTTTTGGATGCAAATCCAAATGGAAAGGGTGGTACTTCTAAAGATGAACCAACTTTTACTGATTTAGAACCAAATTCAGCTGGAGATGATGGATATGTTTGGAAGTTTTTATTCTCAATTTCTCCAAGTGATATTATAAAATTTGATTCTACTGAATATATTGTTGTACCTAATGATTGGGAGACATCTACCAATTCACAAATTCAAAGTGTTAGAGAAGCGGGAGATTCTGAAATAAATCTCAATCAAATAAAGGAAGTATATATTGAAAATGGTGGTGCTGGATATCAACCCAATTTAACTGCAACTGTCCCTATTCTAGGTGATGGTACTGGAGGTCAGGTATCCATTACAACTACATCTGGTATAATTACTAAAGCAGTAGTTACTTCTGGTGGATCTGGATATACTTATGGTATTGTAGATTTATCCACTTTCCAAGTAAGTGGATTTACCTCTGCTAAATTAGTTCCAATTATTCCTCCTTCAAGAGGTCATGGGTATGATATCTATAAAGAATTGGGAGCAGATAGAGTATTGATTTATTCTAGATTTGATGATTCAACAAAAGATTTTCCAACTTCTACAAAATTCTCACAAGTTGGTATTATTAAGAATCCATCCACATATTCTTCCAAAAATGCAATTTTTACTGGTAATCAGTATTCAGCATTAGGATCTATTAAATTTGATCCTTCTATATTTAATACCAGTCAAGCAAATGCACTTACAGGCACTGCTATAGGTAGTACTTTTACACAAACAAACCCAGCTACCAATGAAGTAGCACAAGGGTATGTATCATCTTATGATAAAGAAACAGGTGTTATGAAGTATAGTCAAGATAGATCATTATATTTTGGAAATAGACTTGATCAAACTGATTATATTGGAATTGCCACTTTTTCTAAATTTACACCTTTTCGTGGATCGGCAGATGGTCTTGTATTTTCTGATTCTTCAATAACAGGTAATAAAGGTATCCAAACTTCATTTAGTGGAGTAACAACAACTATAGATTCTACCAAACAAATAAATTTGGGAGTTGAATTTACCGATGGTCTTGCTGATCCAGAGATAAATAAAACAACTGGTGATGTCATATACATTGACAATCGAAAGTTAGTCACTAGAGATAGTAGACAAAAAGAAGACATTAAGATCATCCTGGAATTTTAAAGTAACATGGCACAGAAAACAGATTTAAATATAAGTCCTTATTATGATGATTTTGATCCTAGTAAGAATTTTTACAAGGTCTTATTTAAACCAGGATTTCCAGTTCAAGCTAGGGAATTAACAAATTTACAGTCTATCCTTCAAAATCAAGTAGAAGAATTTGGAACTCATATATTTAAAGAGGGATCCATAGTAATTCCTGGTGCACCTTCATATGATCAACATTTTAATTCAGTTAGACTAAATGCTAGTCAATTTGGTACAGATATTTCAGTTTATATTGATAGTTTTCTCAATAAAGTTATAGAAGGTCAAAGTTCTGGTGTAACTGGTACTATTGATAAAATAGTATTGCCAGATGGTGGGGATGTAAGAGATTTAACAATATACGTAAAATATCTCAATGCAGATAAAGATAATAGTACAAGAACTATTTTTCTTGATGGGGAATCTCTAATATGTTCTGAAAATATTGTATATGGAAATACTACAATTACTGCAGGAACTGCTTTTGCTACTCTAGTAAGTTCTAATGCAACCTCTATTGGATCTGCAGCACATGTAGAATCTGGTGTATATTTTATTAGGGGAACTTTTGTAGATGTACAAGCTCAAACAATAATATTAGACAATTATACAAATACTCCTTCATATAAAGTAGGATTTCAAATTAATGAAACTATAGTTGGAGCTAAGGAAGATGATTCTTTATATGATAATGCAAAAGGGTTTACTAATTATGCGGCACCAGGTGCTGATAGATTTAAAATTGATTTAGTTTTAACTAAAAAATTATTAACAGATAATAATGTTGCAAATTTCTTTGAAATATTAAGAATACAAGATGGTGATAGAAGGTTTATCATCGATAAAACCCGATATAATATTATTAGAGATTGGATTGCGGGAAGAACATATGATGAGTCTGGAAATTATTCAGTAGAACGTTTTAATATTGATCTTGAAAATTCTTTAAATAATAGATTGGGTAATAATGGTGTATTTTTTGCAGGACAAAATACAGAGCAAGGAGGAACACCTAGTGAAGATTTAATGTGCTACAAAGTTTCTGGTGGTAAAGCATATGTTAGAGGATATGATGTTAATCCAAATTCTATAACTATTCTTGATGCAGATAAACCAAGAGATGTTGAAAAAATTGACACTGCAAATTTACCTTTTGAAATGGGAAGTGTTTTGGTTGTTAATAATCTTGTTGGACAACCTCAATATAGAAAAGTAGTTGAATTATATGCTAAATTAAATACTGCTGCTCTTGGTACTAAGATAGGTGAAGCTAGAGTATATTCATGTACTCTAAAGAATTCTTCGTATGCTGGAGTTACAACTAAATGGAATCTTAGATTGTATGATGTACAAACATATACTAAGTTAACGATAAATCAGGCAGTAAGTAATACTGAAGTTGTTGTTAGTTCTTATATAAAAGGATTAAGTAGTGGTGCAAGTGGGTATTCGATACAACAGGGTGGTGCGAGTACTACTCTTTTGTTAAGACAAACTTCTGGTACTTTTATTAAAGGAGAATCTATTAGTATTAATGGTAATACAGTATATCCAAGAACTATTACTCAAGTTGAAACTTATAATTCAAATGACATTTTAACGGTAAAACAAACTGCAGCATCTCCTTATACTGAAGATTTTATTGCAAATGCATCCTTAGAAAGAAGGATAATACCAAACATTGATGAGGCAATTGCCAACGCTGCTACTATTACTGCGTATAGTCAACCTTTTACTGGAATCAAGGTTGATGATATTGTTATATTTAATAATCAAGACCAATCTGATCCCTTTTACAATAGAGTTACAGCTGTAAGTGCTGATAGTTTAACATTGACTGTAGCTGCTATTGGTAGTAATGTTGCTGGAGTTTATCATGGAGCTCTTACTAGTGGTGCAAAGAATGTTCAGTTACGATTGGGACAATCCACTTTCAAAGATAACCAAGGTGAGTTATTTGAAAAATTACCAAATCCTAATGTTGCGTCTATTGATTTTTCATCATCAGTTCTTCCCATTAGTGCACAAATAACTGGTGAGGGTGTAAGTGGTGCTAATGTTCTTGATACTTCTATTTTAAATGTAAAAGGTGGTGATAGTGTAGCAATTACAACTGCATTTTTTGAAGCATACGGTATACCAAGATATTCAGTTCATTATGGAAATCAAACTGCTGCCAATAGTATTGGAACTGTTACTAGTGATAACTTTGAACTGCAGGAAGGGGGATCAGAGGTTAAAATTTATGGTTTAACTGCTTCGGATTCAAATACTGTTGTTTCAATAACCGCAAAGAAACAGGGTATTAGGAGTAAAATAAAAAATTATGTTAAGAGTCAATTTGTAGATGTGGTTTTATCTAGACTTCCAGAATCAGGAAGTACTGAAGGTGACACTTTAAATGATAAATTATCATTTAATAATGTTGCTTATGGTTTGAGAGTTCAAGATGAAGAAATTTCTTTAAATGTTCCAGATGCAGTAAAAGTTTTAGCAGTCTATGAATCTATAGATGGAGCACAACCTACGTTGGATACTATTTCGTTTTCTGCAACTGCAAATGTTGGTACAAATGCTCTTCTTGGTGAAAATATAATAGGAGATCAATCTAAAGCTATAGCAAGAGTAGTTACTAATCAAGGATCCAATCCTTCTACAGGTAATTCTAATAAATTGGGTATTGTATATTTAAATGAGAATAGATTTGTTAATTTTGAAAAAGTTAGATTTGAAGAATCAAATATTACAACTTTTATTGAAGGAATCAATAATTCAGATACTGAAGGAAGTTATAGTAATATTTCACAATCCTTCACTTTAGATCAAGGTCAAAGGGATCAATATTATGATTATTCTAGAATAGTTAGAAAATCTAGTGCATCTATTCCATCAAAAAGATTATTAGTCATTTATGATAGGTATGATGTATCTGCTAATGATACTGGAGACATATACAGTGTTAATAGTTATGATAAAAGGAACTATACTGATAATATTCCATTAATCGGAGAAAATAAAGTAAGAGCAACTGATGTATTAGATTTTAGACCAAGACCTACACCATTTACATCTACTACTGCATCTCCATTTGATTTTGCAGCAAGAACAACTAAATTTAATACAGAACCACAATTTTTAGTGGCACCTAATGAAAGTACTTTACTTGGATATGAATATTATCTAGGAAGAATTGATAAGATTTATTTGAGTGAATATGGAGTTTTGGAATTATTAAAAGGACAATCTTCAATAAATCCTAAACCTCCAGTAGCAATTAATAATTCTATGGAGTTAACTACAATTATTTTACCTCCATATCTTTATAATCCTGATGATGCTCAGATTATAATGACTGATAATAGAAGATATACTATGAGAGATATTGGTGTTCTTGAAGATAGAATTGAGCAACTTGAAACTGTCACAACTTTATCATTACTTGAGATTGCTACAGAATCATTAACAATTCAAGATGCCCAAGGAAATGATAGATTTAAGAGTGGATTCTTTGCAGATAACTTTAAAACTACTGATTTAATTAATAGTGATTTTTCACAAATTGAAGTTGACACTGTAAATGGAGAGATTAAACCAATTGTTGCTAAAAATAGTCTTCAAAATCAATTAATGCCAGCATCAAATATAGTTGATTCTGAATTAGATTTTGGTACTAATTTTGAATTGTTAGATTCTAATGTCCAAAAAACAGGAAGTATAGTTACATTAGCATATGAAGAGGTTGATTATTTAGAACAGGCCTTAGCTACTAGAGTTGAGAATATTAACCCATTCCATGTTATTTCTTATAATGGAACTATTGATTTAAGTCCAAGAGTAGATGCTTGGATAAGAACAATTAGATTACCAGAATCTATTACTAATGTAATATTAACAAATACAATAAGAAATCGTAGGGTAGGGGGTAATCAAAATAGAACTGAAACCAATGTTGAAACTACACAAGGTTCTGTTGTTAGTTTTGATTTAATACTTTCTGCTGGTGATGAGCAATGGATGAGATCTAGAAATACTGAATTTGATGTAAATGGAATAAGACCTTTCAATAGACATTATCAGTTCCTTGATGGAAATTCTGATGTAGATTTCATACCAAAATTACTTGAAATAACACCAGAAGTAAATGGTCAAATATACGGATCTACTGGAACATTTAAAGTTGGTGAAACTGTAAAAGGAATTAGTATGAATTCTGATTTAAATGCAGTTGAAACTATAATTGAGTTTAGAGTTGCACAATCCAATCATCAGTCAGGGTCATTTAATAATCCAGATAAAACTTACAACCTTAATCCATATTCACAAACGGAGGTAATACCTTCTGAATATACAACTTCATCTAAAGTATTGAATATTGATATAGTATCATTAACAAATGAAGCACAGGGATTATATAGTGGATATGTAACCATCGGATTACAACTAGTTGGTCAAGAAAGTGGAGCAATAGCCTATGTAAAAGATTTGAGATTAATTTCAAATGAATATGGTAAATTGCAAGGTAGTTTCTTTATAAAAGATCCACATACAGATCCAGTGCCTACAGTTAGAATTCCTACAGGAAGAAAAACTTATAGATTAACAAGTAGTAGTACCAATCAAACACCACTAAAAGGTTCTGCATTGGGATCTGCAGCACAAGCAACATATAGATCTTTTGGAACTTTAATAACAAGGCAAGTACAGACTACTAATACTACAATAGAAACTACTACTATTACAGAATTTGAGGCAGAACAAGATGATCCATTAGCACAATCATTTACCGTTGCTGGAAATATACAAGCACCTAATAGTCAAGGACCAGGAGATGATGAGCACGGTGTCTTTATAACATCTATAGATCTTTTCTTTGCAAGAAAAGATACTGGCAATCAACCAGTTCATGTTCAAATAAGAACAATGGAATTAGGTACTCCAACTATGACTGTTCTTGGTAGGACAGTAACTCTATTACCAGAAGACATTACAGTTAATTCAACAGCACAAGTAGCTACTAATGTTAAGTTCCATGAACCAATTTATTTGGCACCAGGTGCTGAATATGCAGTTGTTCTTCTCGCACCAACAAGTGATCAGTTTGAGATGTGGATTGCTAGAATGGGAGAAACAACTATAAATACACAATCTCTTCCTGATGCATCGGCTGTATCTTATACTCAACAATGGGCCATTGGTAGTTTATTCCTATCTCAAAACGGTTCTATATGGACTCCAAGCCAGAGAGAAGATTTAAAGTTTAAATTATACAGAGCTAAATTTACTTCTAATTCTGGAAGTGTTTTCTTTACCAATCCCACATTAAATGTAAGTAATGGTTATGTTTCTAGATTGGAAAATAATCCTATTATAACTTTACCAAAAACAGGTTATGTTGGTATAACTACCATAGGATCTGGAGGAGTTGGAATTAGCACACTTACAAGTGGAAGAAAATTAGTTGGTTCAACTAATGACGGTGTAAGTGCAGTGGTTGTAGGCACGGGTGCTTCTGCATATGCTGTTACAAAAACAACTTCTGGATTAAATTATAAGGCTTCTTCTGCAGTAGAAACTTATAATATTACTGGACAAGGTGAAGGATTAAAACTTGATATTACTGTTAGTGGTACTGATAATGCTATTAATACGATTGCTATTAATGGTGGTGGTGGAGAAGGTTATAAGACTGGTGATGTTGTTGGTATTGCAACAACCAGTGCAGGAAATCAAGGAAGAGGTGCTGAAATTAGTATTACCGATATTAATAGTAATGTTAATAGATTATATCTTTCAAATATACAAGGACAAAATGCAACAGGATCTTTCCCTGCTGGTGGAGTTATAAGATATTCACATCCAACTGAAGGTATAAAAACTATTTTGGCTGGAGGCCCTGTATTTGATGCTGATGGTCTCCAATTAGATGGTACACCATATGATGGAAAACATTTCCTTGTTAATCAGTTTGATCATGCAATGCATTCTTCTAATAATAAAGTTGAATTAAGTGATATTCAATCTAATACATTACCATCTTTATTGTCAGCAGATATAAGTTCTGATGAAATTGCATCTATCAGTGTTGCTTCTACTTCTGTGTTTAGTACATTTGAAGGGATTCCTGTAGGAGTTGGAAGTACTGGTTATGTTAAAGTAGATGAGGAAATTATTGGATATAAATCCATGACTCCTAATGGATCTGGTGGAGGAACATTAGATGACATTACTAGAGCCGTAGATGGTACACAACAATTACCACATTTTACTCCTTCATCAGTTCACAAATATGAATTAAATGGAGTATCTCTTAGAAGAATAAATACTCAACATCAACTTGCAAATCTTCCTATAGATCTTGATTCCTATTATGTTGGATATGCTGTGACTATGGGTAAAAATAGAACTACTGATGGATCTGGTATATCAGAATTATCATTTAATGAAGAAGGATTTGCTGGAGGTTCTTTAGCAAAAGCAACTAGAAATATTCAATTTGATTCTATAACTCCTAATTTCAGAATAATTACACCATCTACACTTACTGAAGCTACAGCGTCTATAAGAACTGTTACTGGAACTAGTGTCGGTGGAAATGAAATTTCTTTTGAGGATAAAGGTTTTGAAAATGTACAGTTAAATACATTGAATCAGTTAACCACACCTAGATTGGTATGCTCTAAAGTAAATGCAGATGCATACTTAACAACACTTGAAAGAAATAAGGGATTTATTACAGCATTACGATTCACATCAGATAATGAATACATATCCCCTGTTGTTCTTACTGATTCATCATTCTCTGAATTTGGAACTAATAGAATGAATAATCCAGTTACAGACTATTCTAATTCTGCTGATACAAGATCTTGGAGATATGATAAGCATAGAGCAATATATGTTTCTCAACAAGTCAATTTAGATAAACCTGCTGATGGACTAAAAGTTTTTGTAGCTGGTTATAGAGATGAGACTGCAGATTTTAGAGTTCTTTATTCATTAATTAGACCAGATTCTAGTGGAGTTTCTCAAGAATTTGAATTCTTCCCAGGATATGATAATTTAGATGATACTACTGGTGATGGATTTGGTAATGTTGTAAGAGATCCTGCTAAAAATGATGGACTACCTGATTCAAAAGTTGATGCAAGTTTAGATAATGAATTTAGAGATTATCAATTTACTGCTGATGGTTTGGGTGATTTTGTAGGTTATACTATTAAGATAGTAATATCTGGTACTAATCAAGCAAAACCAGTAAGAATCAAAGATGTTCGAACAATTGCTATAAAATGATAAAGGTTGAAGGTTATTCAAATTTATATCGTGATGAAAAATCTGGTGCTATTGTGAATAGCAATGATTCTGATTATAATAAAAGATTGATGCATATAAAACAAAATAGAATTCAAAAAAATCAATTAGATCAAATGAGATCTGATATTGATGAACTGAAAGATTTGATGAAAGCATTGTTAGAAAAGACCACTAGTTAAAACAAACATAAATAAGAATATAGAGATTCTGTGAGAATGAATACATGGCTGCCATATATGTCAGTAACCTGGTAATTAATACGGGAAGTACATTTTCTCAAAC